TACTCTGCTCCGACAGCTCTGGGGCAGTTTTTAGTAGTTTCCAGCCTTGCTGCCATATTATTCTTTGTACAGAAGAATGTAAGCCATTAGGTTGTCGTACTATAATTTTATTACCATCTCTAACTACAGAACCTTTTCTTTTACCGTGAGTTCTAGCATAATAAGTTTCAAAATTAGCATAAACGTGAGAGGCAGCCATAACTGCTGCTTCCTCAATACCTTTTACTCTACTTGCGGCAACTTCTGCGTCTTTAAAAGATTTTTCTCCGTATATAGCAGCTATAGTATTATCTCTATATAACGTTACTAAGTCAGCTTCTGTTATGGTAGTAATATGTGCATAACCACCCATCTGACTTCTAAGAACTGTATCCCACCTGCGCTTATATTTAGGATCAGTTAAAAAATCCTTTATAAGCTTGTCTACAAGTGCTTTACTCATTAGTAGTTTTTGTACAAGTCTAGCACTCGCTTAATATGGTCTGGAAAAGCTACATTATTACGCTGACTAGTAGAGCTTTGATTCTGAATACTAGCGGCACCAAGAGTTCTACGCTCTTTATGCTCGTCTTTTAAGTAGTAAGTAATTAAGTCAAAAACTGCTAGTTTTAAATCTTCGGGTATACTGGAGTATCCTGCTTTATAAATTACTTCTACTGAAGCAGGGCCTGAAGGCCAGTTAACAGTACCACCACCAGAATTAGTTCTAATAATACTGTCGGTACTTGCATCGACATAATAGTCGAATGCCGAAGTAGATAGCGTAGAATACGCTTCCCCATACGAACTCCTTTCCTTTACTGAAACTACTGAGTTTACGGGACTCTCTGTCAATTGAACTACATTTGTGCCCCAAGTTATATTAAAGACTTCAGTCTTATTACTAGAGTAATAATCTACAAAAGTATTTCCACAATAAGTTTTTACTAATTGACTCACAGCCGGAACTAAAGCATTGATTCGCAAGTCTTCTTTAGGACTTCCAATACCCTCTGCTTCTTTATATTCTTCTAATGTTATTAAGTTTGCCATAAGTAAATAAGTAAAAACTTGGGGGAGAATAAACTCCCCCAGGTTAAAGTAACCCTTAGCCTATTGGAAAGGGAAACGAACTGCAGGCTTATTGGTGCCCGCGCCAGCAACTAACTCGTTAAAGCCAAGAGACTGAGTTGCGACCAATACGGTACGCTGCTCTTTGACGATGTAGTCAGTTTCTACGTTAACACCGCGCAAACGTGGAATCACATAGTTATCCATGTTTACAGCAAGAGCTGCAGTAGTAGTAGCTGCACCAGCGTTAGCCAGGTTGCTAGTTAGACGATCTGTAGCAATTACAGGTGATCCGAAGACCGTACCAACCATACCAGAAAGCTTAGTAGCCAAATCACTACCAACTTCTGTTACATCGGTAAATCCTGAAGCATCAATCAAGTTGAAGTATGCATCAGTAGGAACGATGTAAGCTACACGGCTAGCTTCTAGACCGTACTTACCCATTTCCTTACGTAGTGCAAGAAGGTTAGCAGGAGTTACAAGACCAGAGCCTGAAGCATCTAGTGCGGTAAGAGCAGAAGCTGCACCGTAACCGTTTGCATTGTCAGTACCGTTCACACCTACTAGACCTTTAGAGATGTTACCTGCACCAGCACCAACTAGTAGAGCTGAGTCAATAGCGATTGCGTGAGCACGTGCTAGAGCTGAGGTAAGCATAGGTAGGATTGAAATAACGATTTGCTCGTCAGTATCAGCAGGAATAAACGTGCTTGAAATCAATCTGTGTGCTTGCAAAATAACCTGATTAACGTTATAGTTATTATCAGATGCGCCTGCTTCTTCCAAGTTGTTCGCAGCTGTATCAGCACCACCAGCACTAAAGTTAGCAGCTTCTGTATCAGGAGCGATTGGTAGTACAGTAGCACCACTTGAAACTTGAATTTCGCGGAACAAAGGTGCAACCTTCATTGCTTGACGAACTTCTTCTTCAAACTGGTTTGATACGATTACGTCAACACCAACTGCAGAACCGTCACCAGCAGTACCAGTATAGGTTACGCCAGCTTTTTCTAGAGTTTCACGGCCAAAGTTAGTATCCCAACCTTTACCAGTAATCTTACCAAGAATGTGAGCAGACAATAAATCGCCACCCATTGCTTTAGCATCTACGCCGTTTGTACGGCCAGAGAAGTCACGCTTGCTAGTACGCATAGCTTCAAGCTCAGCTGATTTTTCCATCAACTCAGACTTGTACTTTTCTAGTACTTCGGCAGTTTCAACACCTTTAGATGCGAAGTCTGCTTGCATGTCAGCCATTAGACGCTCGGCACCTGATTGTACACCAGATACTACAGCGGTCTTGACTGTTTCTTCTTGTTGAGCCTTAGCTTCAGCGTCTGCTGCTTCTTTCTCAACGATTTCTTGTGCTACGGCTTCATCCGCAGCTTTTTGCTCGGCTTGCTTCATTGCAATCTTGGTAGCAGTTTCTTCTGCTACTTGCTTTGCGAATGCGGCTAAGTCGATTTCTGGAGTATTAACTTCAGACATTTGTATCTCCTTTTGAACCTCTTCGGTTCCGTCCGGTGTATCACTAGCTACGCTAGAAGTATTAACTTCGTCTTTAGCCAGAGTCTGACCGGCTAGATCTACACGATTTGTGAAAGTTTTTTTGAATTCTTCATACTCGTCCATAGAGTCAAAAGATTTCGCGAGCGAAAAAGTAGCTTCTTGGTTACAAGGAACGGAAACAACCGATACCTCAAACAATTCTGCGTCCTTAATCATTAGTCCGTCGGTTTCCTTTATGAAATCAGCATCCTTGACTCGGAAACCAACAGAAAATGCTCCAAGGATACCTTCTTTTACTAACTCACAAACATTAGCAGGTGCGGACTTGCTAATCTTTGCTTCTAACTCCAGGCCATTCTCTGTTACTTTAAGGCCTGTAGCACGACCGATAGGACGATCGTAATCATGATTGAAAAGAATAATAGGGTTCTTTTCGAAATTCTTTAAACCACCCTTTTCCCAAGCCTGAGCTGAGATAGAGTCGCCAGCACGATCGAAATCTGCTGTACTTGCCATACCGCGAATCATTACTGATCCGTCATCTACCGCATGGGTTTTGAAAGTTGAGGTTAAATTAAAAATTTTATCCATTCTTTTTCCCCGTTTTTGCTTGGGCTAATTCCGTTAGAGGATCTTTATCCTCTTTTTGGTGAATAAGTTCCCATAGTTCCGGTTCGTATTTTTCAATCCAGTCTACTGCCCCGGTATACGTTCCCATCACTTTTACTATTTCTTTAGGAGATAGGAAAGCCGGTCTATCAAGGGCTCTCTTATACTCATTTAAAGAAACAACATATCCTTTCTCAGCAAAGTACATTCCTAACTCATGCACTAATCTATGCTTTCTGTTTCTAGTCACTGCCATCTTCATCACCTTCAGTTGGTCTGCCACCCTCATCTGGGTTGGCTGCACTTCCTGCTATATTTGCAGGAACTCTAACATCATCTTGTCCTTCTAAGGATTCAAAGCCTAGACGAGTTCTTGCTTCATTAATAGTAATGATACCACCATTTACTAAAGAACTATAGTACTGTGACTGATCTCTCAGCTCTGGTTGTAGAGCTGGGATATCTATGACTTCTTCTTTTATTTCGTAACCAAAGAATCTACTGTAAGCATAATTGATCTTCCTTACTATAGGTAAGATTGTCTCAAGGTAGTACATTCTCATATTGGGACGAATGTTTGCATTGTTTCCTGAGTCTAATAAAATAGGTGGGATTCCCAATGCTTTTAATATAATTGTTTCATTTTCTGTAATAGAAGATTGGAAGTCTAACTCTTTGAAGTTTACGTTAGAAATACTGTCAATCTCTATACCGCCGTCAAGAATGAGGGGGCGTCTGCCACCTGCGTCTGGACGATAACGAAGACTCCATGATTGAATCATTCGTTCTTTAATCTTTTCACTTAATGTGTTTGGACTTTTTAGTACTAGTCCTGGCACTGCTCCATTCTTAAAGAAATTATCTTGAAACTTTCTCATTGAAGCTGTAAGTGCCATAGTTCGTACAGCGGGCTTCAGTCTTGAGGTTCCTCTAAAGATAGAGTAGAAAGAGTTTTCTTTAACGTGTATAATTTCGTCTGGGCCATAGTCTACATCGTTATAGGTGTACTTCTCTATGAATGTTTTAGGATCTGCATGAATAGTTACGCTATCTGCAGGAAGATGGTACAGGTGAGCACCATCGTAGTATATAAAAATGTTTCCGTCTAGTAAGTAGTCAGTGATTAGGTTTCTTTTAAAGGAACTTACATCTTGAAATAAGTTAGGCTCTTTATTAAGTAGCTTATTTACTGTAGATCGTCGTATACCTTTTTGAACACCATTTGTTTGATTAGGCTGAACAACTACTGGAATCTCTGCTACATCGTCTACAATCATATTGACGCCACGATTAACAATCTCTAGCGTTTCATAGAACTGCTCGTAGTTCTGAGTATATTCTCTAGATCCTTCTTTATCGTTACCGAAGTACTGTTGTATAGGATTCAATTTTTCCATGTCGGCTTCTTGAGCCTTATTACCACCAAAAATGTTACTATACCATGCCATGCTTTTCTCTTTGAATCTCTACCCAGTTCTTCTGCTTACTAGCAGTGCCTAAGCTAGGGTTTCTCCCATAAATGGAATGTAACTGTAAATGATGAGCATTGCACAAAGTTACTGTATGTTCGTATAACTCTGCTTGATGCTCTGCTATGAAGTCTTCTCTAAAAGAGAGTACATTCTTGGGGTCTAGTTTGTTCTTTGCAACGTAGTCATGTATTAGAGGAGCTAGTGTATAAAAGTGGTGAAAGTCTAATTTGACTTCTTCTCCACATATTCGGCATTCAGTGCCTTTTTTATACTTATTCTTTGCTTTGTCTCTTATGTATTTTACGATGTCTCTTTTTAAATCCATTTTCTAATACCAGAATTATATCGAGTTTGAGGTACCATGTCAAATATTATTTTTGCATGGTATCATTAAAAACCACTGTTTGATGTTTCAAACGAGTAGAGAGCGTATCTGAGAGCATCCGCCATGTGCGAGGCTCTATTATGTTTTGGTTTTTCTTTAAGTAGGTTAGGGTTGGGGTCCCATTGGTATTGGTCTAAGGCGGCCAGAGTTTCTGTGCAAGTCTGATCTATAAATAAACGATCATTGTCGACTATTCCTTCTACTCTTGCAATACCATCTAAAATTGATTTCTTAGCGTTGATAGTACTAATGTCATAATTTTGCGCAAAGTCAAATCGAGTTTGTTGAGCTGCGGAGTCAATAAAGATATAGTCTATGTCCCACTTATCAATAAGTCTTTGTATTTCACCTGCGTGTTGTTCTGTTGTCTTTTCAGCGTCTAAGTATTCATCCAGTAAGTAGAATGTCTCTTCATCCCAATCATATCCAAGTACACAAAATGCTGTAGGATCTCTGTAGCCTACGTCTAGTCCTGCAAATATATCGAGACGTTTAGTCTCCATTTGCTGAAAGTCACCTGTACACTTTTCAAAGTCAAAGCTCCATACTTGACCTTCAAATGTGTTGAAGTCAGCTTCATACTCTTGTCGAAATTCTGCTTCAGACATACTCTTTCTAGCTTCTAGAATATCGTTCTCTGACATACGGGGATTAGATCTATAGGTGGCTTTGATGGATACCCACTCAGAAAATTGTTCATCGAAGCCTCTATCAAAGAACTCTGCAAACCAGTTGTTGCGACCCCGTGGTGTGGAAATAAAGATTGCTTTAGAATTGTCTTTATCTAGAGTAGGACGTAGTGCTACATTGAAAGCATCTTTACCGTCGGCGAGGGCTGCTTCATCAAAAATAATTAAATCATACGATCTACCAACACAAGAGTCAACTTGATTTACTGATCCCATGCGGATGGTAGAGCCGTTAGATATTTCAATAACTTTATCTTTTGCGTTGTCTTTCGTAACTTCTAGGTCGAAGTGTTTGATTAACGTGCGCTGTAGATCAAAAGAAATTTGAGATAGGGCATAGTTGGGGGACATAATAAGAATATTGGAACCAGGAACAAGAGATACTAGTTGCCCAATAATATTCGCTATATAAGTTTTTCCTTGACGTCGTGAAACAGCAGCACAAACGAATCTGTACTTAGGAGAGTTAATTGCATTTATAATAGCTACTTGGGAAGGGAGCGCCTCAATACCCAGTAAATCCATGTACGGCTCTACTGGGAGTTTGAGAAACTTATCTGCTACTGGAAAATCAAGAAGGTAATCTGGGATTATATCTTGTCTACTTACTTCTATCATACTTTATAAGTCTCTTTTGAATATGTTACTTTCGACTCATCCATGCGGATACTCCCATGTATGCGCCCACTACACCGGCTTGCGCTATGTAAAATAATCCTAACAAATCTGCCAGGGCTGCTACTCTTGATTCTGCGATACTGGGTGTAAAGAGTAGGGCACTGAAAACTATCATTGACCCCATTGCTACCCATGCCATTCGTTTCTGTGCTTCGGACTTCTCTTCTCTTAGCTCTATCTCTAGCATGTCTTGGGCTCTTTTGATTTCTTCATCAGACACTGTCCCGTCCCCGTCTAAGTCAAACTGTGCATATACTGAGTCTTTTTGTAACTGCTTCATTTACAATCACAATCTTCACACTCACAAGGAGGCTCGCAAGGACACTCACATCCTTCGCTACGCATAAGGTTCATTATGTCCTTACGCTGTTGTTCTATCTTTTCAGCTTGTTGTCTAAGTTCGAATTCTTGAATATCTGTTCTCATGTATTACCCCTTAATTACACTGATGATGAAAGTCAAAAGTAAAGGAACTAAAAAGATAGCTACACCTATTGCTATAGCACCTAACTTAATCATACTCATTAGTTCTTTTCGTTCTTTCTGTTTACGCCTTACTTCATCCAGTCTTCGTTTCCTAGCATTTGCTAACTCTTGCATGGCGTCAGCGTACAAACCTCCGTTGCCACTAACTACGAAAAGATCTTTAATCTCTTTCATAGTTTCATCAATTTGTTTCTTAGTTAAGGCAGCCTGTATAGCATCTTTTTCAGTTAACTTACCTTGATTAGCTAACGTCTGTAAGTCTACTTGTGCACTGCCTAAACTAGTAAGGAACCCGCTTATCGTAGATATATCATTAGTTGTAGAAGCAACTCTGTTGATCATCGAGGTAGCAGTATTGACTGCTGACACTATCGCTCCGAGTTCCATTAACATTTAGCATCACCATTTAACTTTGTCCGCCCAGTATGCGGCTGACATCTTGCCTTTAGCAATATTCTTTGCGTGGCGTGCTTTGAAACTCTTTCTCTTTGCTTTCATTGCAGCTGACTCGCCCGCTTTAGGCTTTCCTGCTGTTTTAGCTCCTTTTTGACCGAATCGAATAGTCTTTACTTTAGCGCCTACTTTAGCCACAACGATGTGTGATTTTTTAGCGTGTCCTGGAGTTCTTTTTGGCTTGTTGTACCCAGAAACCCCAGCTTTCTTAAGTCTTGAATCT